GTTGAGTTGTTTGTACTAGTAGATGTACTGACGTTTGTATTTGAATTAGTATTTTCAGATGTAGCAGTAGAGGTATTAGTATTTACATTTGTATTAGCATTTGTATTATTGTTAGTACTGGTATTTGTATTAACATTTGTATTGGCATTCGTATTTGTATTCGTGTTTGTATTGTTATTTGTATTTGTATTTACGTTTGTATTGTTATTTGTATTGGTATTAGTATTTGTATTCGTGTTTGTATTTGTTGTAGTCGTTGTGTTAGTTGTATCTAAACTATTTTGCTCACAGTACTGTTCACCTGCAGTACAATCACCTGTTTGGTCTGATAGTACAGACATACTTAATAACCCTAAAACTATTGTGCCTAATAATTTTTTCATGATTCTCCAATTTTAACGTGCAATTTCCCTGTGAAGCTAACAATAGCGTTCTTTTAGGGTCTTGCTTTTTCTAGTCTAAGTAGTGATTAGAAGTAATAGTAGTATCCCGAAGCTACTAAATACATCCAACCAACAATACATAAAACGCAGATGCTACTCTGTGCTTTTTCCTTCAGTTGATTTTCCTTTCTTTTTTAATTCATTCCATCGTAGGAATGTTCTTGTTTCAAGATTCCAAAATAATCCTTTGTAACAATTATCTTGAGAGTCTTCTTCTTCGTCTGCGAGTCCGTACCAATTCCATCGTCCGTCTGCTATAACGTCTTTTAATTTCTGTTTCATTAGTCTTGTTTATGTGATGCTCCAAAGTAAAAGCTAATAACTGCACTAGCCAATCCTCCTAAGTAACCAAGTACTAGGTTTATAAGAGCCTCAGAGTTTTGTTCAGGAGGCTGAAGAGTTACTAAAAATATATAACCCATAAAGCCACCAACTACAGATACACCTACTATTCTAGCTGTCCAATCTTTACTAAACTTACCTCTAGCATCCTGTATGTCTGCTGTCTCAAGTTTAAATACATCTACATCAAGCTCTTTCATCTGAAGTTCAAACTCTTGTTCAGCTTTTTTAAGTTCAAGCATCTGTTCAGGTGTAGCTTCTTGTATAGCTTTTTCAATAGCTTTAGGTGTATTAGATACTCCAAGTACATCAGCTATCATATTTGCAGCCATGCCGCCCATAGGACCGCCTAGTGCAGTACCTATTGTAGGTGCTACTGCTCCTACTAAACTCTTTAACATATCTTTCATACTTCTTCGTCCTTATATATTACTTCCATTAAATCCTCAAACATGTTTCTAAAATCATCTAGGCTCATGAAAGGCATATCTTGTTTTACTTGGTGAATGCAATACTGTCTGTAGCATCCTTCCAATTGATCTTCTAAATATAATATCATTATAGGGTTGTTATGTTAGTTTGTCAATAGCTAGAACAAAATCTTCTACTCTAACCGGTGTTTGTTCTTTCCATTTAGATTGTCCATCCTTGCCTGAACCTGTTGAGACTTGACGTATTGCTTCAGCATAGTCTTTACTAGCCAAGGCTTTATAGGCTGATGGAAATTTATTCATCCATCTTGTGCCCAGTTGAAAGTTTACTGAGCCTAGTGCAACTATAAAGTCTGTGTCTTCTATGTCAAGGTCTTGAATCTGTTGTGCTGCAGCCTCCCACGCTTTAGCTGCATCTTGTTCTAACCACGAATTTCTTTGTTCTTCTGAAACTTCGTCACCTACTTGATAGAATTTACGTTCTCTTTCAGTCAAGAGATGTCCAACACCACAGGTAGGTTTGCCTAGTGTATCAAGGTATACGCATTCTTCGTTACCTTCTCTAAGTTCAAGGTGTTCTAGGAAGTGATTGTATTTCATTTTAAAGGTTTTACGTTTAAAGATTTGCTTGGATTCCAATAAATTTTAACATCATGTTCTTTACCTCCACTTAGAACACCACCCTTATGCCTGAGTCCGTTGTACCCTTGTTCTATTAAATACATAGCCCAACCATTAAACAATTCTTGAACTTCATACGTTGGTATTTGATACCCTCTTGAAATATCTCTAGCCTCATCATATAATTCTAAGAAAGATGCATTTGAATTTTCTTCTAAGAACCCTGCTAATTCATCTTCTAAATCAGTAGAAAAATCATACTCAGGTTCAAGTATATCTTTTTTAATTTGTTCAGGAACTTTCGTGTCTAGATTATATAATTTGTTACCTTTTTTTTCTGTGATCTCATACACAAAACCTTTATCTGTTACACCAGTACCTAGGTCTGTTTTTTTAGCATACCCTTTAGCAATACCTGATTCAGAAGTTGTGTAAAATCCTGCTCCATATATGTTAGATTCTGATCCTTGATAGCCCATATCAAAATCTTCTAAAACTTCAGGTAGTTCTTTTTTCGTACCATGAAATTGTCGTATTGTTTGTTGTGGGAAAATAGAATCGTGGAACTCTTTTGATATTGTAAACGAAGCTTTACCTTTAGGGCTTATAGATATCCTAGCTTGTTTAGGTGTAGCACTTGTAACATCTTTATTACCCTCTTTATTAATTTCAACATACCTACCCCCTTTAATGTAATCAAAATTAGATAAGAAAGGCTTATACCCTTTATCTTCAGGATCAAAAAATCTTTGCGGAGCGGGCATTACATTTGTAGGCATATCTTTTAATCCTTTAACAGCTTTAGTCTTTTCATCTACCGCAACTATATTATCGTATACTGGATGCAATTTACCGCTTGATGTTTTAATTTCTCCTATTTTATTACCTGTCCTAACAACTCCTTTTGTTGTTGGTCTAAGTCTAGGTTCACTTTTTTGTTTAGCATATCTTTCTAATAAAACCCCTTCAGGAAAATCAGCTTGTAAAGAATACAAATGTTTGCCTCCTGTTTCGACAGACACTAACGGAAACTGACCATCGGGATTAGGATCAAAACCTTCAGGAACTTTTGTCCACTTCCAACCCGCTTTCTTTTTAAATAAGTTTGTTTTTATAAGTTTATTTGCTAACTTGCCACCGAAACTAAAAGGAACTCTATCTTCTTCTTCAAACAACCTAGAAACAATTGCAAAGCTCTGGTTAGTATTGTCTATCTTACGTTCTGTTGGATTATCTTTCACAAAAGGAACAGGATAATCTACCGATAGCTTACCACCAGTAGCTAATTTTTCACGAGCCTCTTTAATTTTTTGTTTCATAGGTCGTTGTTGTGCTCTCATTTTTTTTTGTGCAAACCTTTTATCTGCTTCTTGTCTTGCCTTACCTCTAGTATATTGTCCTTGTCCTTGAGCACGTCTTTCTATGTCTTTTAAAAACTCGTCTAATTCATGGATAGTTTCAGGACTTAATCTTCTAATTAAATTTCTATAAGGCATTGTATTTTTAAGTAAGACTGCACTAAACGGAGTATCTCCTCGTAAAGAATCTGCTAACATTCCCCCTAGAGTTGGACCCATCAATCTTAGTAAAGCTCTTGGGGTATTATTACCATAGGATATAGATTCTTCAAAATTATAAGCTAAAGCAAAAGGACCGGCTACACCCATAGTTGTTAATGTTCTCATAAGTTGATCAATAGGTTCATCATCCACTTCAGCTATACCTTTTAGTCTTTGAGTAAAGCCAGTAGCCATATACATAAGTCCTAACCCTCCTAAATGTTTAGGAACTGCTGCACCTCTAGTCATGTACATGTCTCTAATTGCATTTCTTAAAATTGTGTTACTAAAAGCAATAGGATAAGAATATAATTGAAATGCTACTCTCGCAAAAAAATGACTTGATAATATAAATTTTTGAGCATTTTCTCTAGAAGGAATCATAACAACTTCGTTTACAAACCTATCAGCACTTTGTCTTAAATTTTCATAGAATGCATCATCTAGTTTACCACCTGCTTTATGCCATTTAATACCTTCATCAACATTAACACCTAGTTGATTTATAGCTGATCTTAAACGCATAGCTTTTTTATTTTTAGTATTATAAGCCTCTCTTCCCATCTTATCTAACTTAGATAAATTTTCTCGTATAAGTAATTTACCTGCATTATATGA